CCCTTGATTTCATCGTTGTTTCGCTTACCGCTCCCGATGACAGCGGAACCAGCGAGCTGCAACGCATCTACCAACGCTGCGCCTACGAAGCCGAACGCGACGAAGCTGTCGGGGCCATCGGCTTTCGCCTGGCCGCAGCGCGACGGAAACACGTCTACGTCTGGTTCATGGCGGACTGTCCCGATGATGGCTGGTGTAGTTTTCATCTGGTTCTGTCTGACAGGCCGATTATCCGGGAAGACGTCCGACGAAAGGCCAAGCGCAGATACTCGCTGAACCTGCTTCGTGAGCGGTCGGAATGGATAGGGCCAGAAAGCAAAACGCCCCCGGATTTCTCCGAGGGCGTCTGATTTAGGCGACTTTGTTCCAGCGCATGCTGGCAAGCTGGCGGGCCGGATTTGTAACCGGAGCCACTTGCCTGTGGTCCTTCATGGCCCTTGCGAACCCGAAGCTGGCAAACACGTTCACCAGCGAGATGAAGAAACAGGCGGGCCAGAGAGCCCAATCAGGGGCCAAGGCGTATTCTGCGTTGAGGTGTTCCAGGCCTACGTGGTTAAGCCCGGCCTCGATGCAGCCGAAACCTACGCCGAGGACTGCGGCGATAGTCGCCGTGGCGTAGTTCTTTGTTTCCCAAGCCTCCATCACACGCTCCACAGCGCGGGACAGCAAGAACACAATCACCACCATTGCGACGGTGAGCAGTGTTCCGGGGAGCCAGCCTCGGGACCAAAATCCCAAAGTGGCGGTGACAACTGAAAGTCCAACGAACGCAAGGCAGGCTTGCTGTTCAAAAGGCTTTTCTGCGGTATATTTGGTCATAGCGGGTGTCCTTTTCCCGTTAGGGGCTGGAGAACACGGTTGCTGCCGTGCCAGCCCCGATTGATTGTCAAACATCACAGCGCTTCACAGCGCATGTCCCAAACATACGCATTCGCCTGTTGCGGGATACGTTACCGCTTCAAGTTACATGGCTGTCTACAAATCAACAGTTCGTGAAGTGACGCAGAGGAAGGCAAGTAATGGCCTACCCGCACCCAACTATTCGATACCGCGAGAACAACCGCGAGATCTTGCGCGGCGTTACTAAAGACCATCGTGTTGGGAGGTTCGTCTTGCAGCAACGAGAGGACGAGACAGCGAAGACCACGCTCGACTTTACGGATGTCCTCAACGGCGCAACCATCACAGCCGCTGTCGCTGACAACAACATCGCCGGCAGCGTCTCAGTTTCAGGCGGGCAAATCACGCTCACCACGAATGGCCTGGGCATGGGCTATGGAGATACCGACATAACCGTGACGTTTTCGGACGGGCGCATCCGCATTGAAAAGCTGCGCTTCCTTGAGGTCAACGGGAACTGGCGTTCGGACTATGGTTGGACATACGCGTCGTGAGCGATCTGAGCGACCAGCAAGAGCGCTTCTGCCGCGCTATCGTCAAAGGCATGAGCCAGCGCGAGGCTTACCTTGAAGCTGGATACAAGCCGAGCAATGAAAACGCGACAGACGCCGCAGCCTCGCGGTTGTTAAGCACTGTTAAGATACAGGCACGCATCGCGGAGATGCGCGAACCCATCGCCAGAAAGTTCGAAATCACAACGGACTTCCTCGCAACCGAGCTGCTGAATGTCTGGAAAGCCTCAATAGGCGCAGACGACAGAACCAACGCGCGCCAGGCGCTCATGGACATTGCCAAGCTGACCGGCCGCATTGTCGATATGAGCCGCGTTCAGGCTGAGAACGTCAATTACAACCTGTCCGCAGATCCCTTGCCGGCCGAGGAATGGGAGCGAGAGTTTGGAGACGCGAACGCTCTGGGCGCCGCAGCCGGGTCCACAGCACGCGCTCATTAAATGCCCTGCGCGGGAAATCCTCTTCGGCGGGGCGCGCGGCGGCGGCAAGACTGACGGCATTGTCGGCCGGATCGGCCTGCGCCAGAAGATCATGGGCGCCAACTATAACGGCGTGATCTTCCGGCAAGAGATGCCGCAGGCGGATGACTTGATCGAACGCAGCCAGGCCGTTTACGGGCCGCTCGGCGCGCGGTTCAATAAGGTGCAGAGCCAGTGGAGCTTCCCCGATGGGGGCAGGCTAAGGTTTCGCCCGCTCGAAAGCATCGACGACGCGGCCAAGTATCAGGGCCAGAACCTTACCGACGCGGTGATTGAGGAAGCGGGCAACTATCCGACGCCTGACCCCATCGACCGCCTCTGGGGCGCTCTGAGGGGCGCTAACGTGCAGATGCTGCTGACTGCCAACCCGGGCGGCGCTGGCGCTTCGTGGATCAGGCCACGGTTTCACATCGACGAGTGTCCGCAGGGAATGCGGATATTCAGGGACAAGCTGCCCAACGGGGCGGAACATACACGCTGCTACATCCCAAGCCGGGTGACGCAGAACCGGGCTCTGCTGAGCAAGGATCCTGATTACGTCAACCGATTGTATCTGGTCGGCTCGAAAGAACTGGTCCGCGCCTGGCTGGATGGCGATTGGAACGCCATTGAGGGCGCGTTCTTCGATTGCTGGGGACCGCAACACGTTGTCAGCCCTTTCGAGGTGCCGGCCGAATGGCATTGCTTCCGCTCATTCGATTGGGGAAGCGCCAGCCCGTTCAGTTGTGGCTTCTGGGCTGTCGCCAGCGACGACCTGCACCGGCCCGAGGGTGTCATCCCGCGCGGTGCGCTGGTCAGGTTCAACGAATGGTACGGCGCCCGAGGGCCAAACAAGGGCCTGAAGCTCACCATTGAGCAGGTTGCCGCTGGCATCCTCGAGCGATCCAAGGGCAAGCGATACGTCGGCTGTGTCGCTGACCCGGCCATCTTTGCCGAGGATGGTGGCCCGAGCCGCGCCGAGGTGCTGAGACGTAACGGCGTGGCGTTCAAGTCTGCCGATAACAAGCGTGTCGGCCGCAATGGCATGATGGGCGGCTGGGACGAGATGCGCCAACGGCTCGTTGGGCATGGCGGCAGGCCGATGATTTACACGTTCTCGACCTGCAAGGACTCAATTCGGACGATCCCGTCCCTGCCTCACGACACGACCAGGCCGGAAGACGTGAACACTGACGCAGAAGACCACGCTGCGGATGAATGGCGTTATGCCTGCATGTCGCGGCCTTGGATTGCACCGAGACCAGACGCAGGACCGGGACGACCAAGCGACTACAGACCCCCACCAAAGGCGGACAATTGGCGAGTATTGTAAGCATGTCGCCTAAGCCCGAAGCGGGCGAGGACGGCGCCGAGCGCATCCGGAAGATGGTGCGCGAGTATCTCGACACGATGGAAGAGGCCCGCGACCGCTCGGCCCTGGCGCGCGACTACTACGACGGCAAGCAATGGACGCGTGAGGAGATCGCCACGCTGAAGCAGCGCGGTCAGCCGCCCATCGTTTTCAATCGGATCAAGAGGAAAGTGGACAGCATTTTGGGCGTGGAGCGCAACAGGCGCACTGACCCCAAGGCCTATCCGCGCACGCCTCGAGATGAGCAAAGCGCCGACATCGTAACGCAGGCGCTGCGGTTCGTGTCCGACCAGACGCGGCTGAACAACATATTCTCTGGCGCTTTTGAGTGCGGCATGATCGAAGGCGCGGGCGCCTGCGAGGTTATCATGGATGGCCCCGAGGACATTCGGGTCAACCTGATCCCGTGGGATGAGTTCATCTTCGACCCCAGAAGCAGCCGCCATGATTTCAGCGATGCACGCTATCTCGGCGTGCTGAAGTGGATGGACGCTGACGACGCCATCGCGCTGTACCCCGACAAGGGCAAGGAGATCGAGGCGGGCATCACGGGCAGCGAGAAATCCTTCGTTGCGGACCAGAGCGTTGACGACAAGCCGTCGTCCGGAACGTGGATCGACCGCAAAAGGAGAAGGGTCCAGGTCTGCCAGCTCTATTACAAGCAGGGCGCGGAGCACAATTACGCGGTGGTTGTCGGCTCCACGCTCGTCATGGACGGCCCATCGTATTACCGCGACGAGAAGGGCAAGACGGTCTGCCCAATCGAGGCGTTCTCGGCCTACGTGGATCGCGAGAACGCCCGTTACGGCGTGGTCCACGACATGCGAGGGCCGCAGGACGAGATCAACCATCGCCGGTCCAAGGCCGTCCACTTCCTGCACTCGCGCCGCGTCATGGCGCAACAGGGCGCCGTTGCTGATGTCGGGCAGGCCAAGCGCGAGATTGCCCGCCCTGATGGCTGGGTTGAGGTTGTAGACCCGCAAGCGGTGCAGGTGCTGGACACAGCGCAGGAAACGACCGGCAACCTGAACATGCTTCAGGAGGCAAAAGCCGAGATTGACCTTCTCGGGCCGAACAATGCGTTGCAGGGCAAGGGCACGGAAGGCGAGAGCGGACGCGCCATCATCGCCCAGCAGCAGGCGGGGCTTGCCGAGCTCGCGCCGCTCTATGACCGCTTCAACGATTTCAAGCTGCGCGTCTACCGGGCGACATGGGCGCGCATCAAGCAATTCTGGAAGGCCCCGAAGTGGGTTCGCATCACGGACGACGAGGCGGCCACACAGTTTATCGGGCTGAACCAGGTGCAGGTGGACCCGATGACGGGTCAGCCGATGGTACAGAACGCTGTCGCGCAGATGGACGTTGACGTGATCCTCGAAACGGGACCGGACACGGTGACGTTGCAGTCCGAGGAGTTCGAGCAACTCGCGCAGATCATGCCGCAGCTTGCAGCCTTGCCGCCGCCTTACGCACTGGCGCTGATCGAGGCGAGCAGCCTGCCGGCGCAGCGCAAGAAGAAGATGACGGAGTTGTTGTCGGGCGGCGGCGAGCAAAGCCCCGAGGCGCAGGCGCAAGCGCAGAAGCAGGCGCAGATGCAGGAACGCGCTGCGATGGCCGAGATCGCGACAAAGGAAAGCTCCGCCGCGCTGAACATGGCGAAGGCGCAGAACGAGGGCGCCCTTGCGCAGTCCAACATCGAGCTAGAGCGCGAGCGGATGACGGCTGAGCAGGTCAAGGCGCAGGGCGAGACGGCTATCAAAGCGCAGGAACTACAGATCAAGCAGCAGGAGCTGCAATTCAAGCTGGCAGAGCTGGACCTGAAGCGCGCTGAACTTGGGCTGAAGCAGCAGGAACTGGCGGCGAACGTCGAGATGGAACGCGAGCGTTCCGCGCTGACCGAGCGCATGGCTGACCGTCAAGCGATGGCAGAGGACAACCGCGCGCAACGCGAGGCGTCCAAGCCGAAGGAAACCGAGAAGCCAGACAAGAGCGGGGATGCTGTAGGCATGGGCCTGCAAGCCCTGGCTGCGGCACTGAGCAAGCCTAAGTCAATCGTCCGTGGTGCGGATGGCAAGCCGATAGGGATTGAATAATGAGCAAGGGCAATACCTTCGAGAACGATCTGCTTTTGCTGATCTTCAACAACACCGCAGCGGCGCTCATTGGTGACGCATCGGGCCTGCAACCGTCAGCTACGGCGGGCTCGCTTTATGTGTCGCTGCACACGGCCGACCCGGGCGAAGCTGGAACCCAGACCACGAACGAATGCGCTTACACGAGTTATGCGCGGGTCGCTGTCGCACGCTCTGGCGCTGGCTGGACGGTGTCGGGCAACGCGGTGACGAACGCCGCGCTTGTGCAGTTCCCGCAATGCACCGGCGGTTCCGAGACGGCGACATACTTCGCGATTGGCACGGCATCGAGTGGCACGGGTAAGGTGCTGTATCGCGGTGCGTTGTCGGCTTCGCTGGCGATCAGCTCAGGCATCCAGCCGCAGTTTGGCGCAGGCGACCTGGACGGCACTGAGGACTGATGATTATCTATCGGCACACATGCACCCAGTGCGGGCTGCTCACGCGGGTTGAAGATAATCAAGCGTGGAAGGCTTGTGCCTGTGTCTCTCCTGCTGACGTGGTGAGCGAGGAGGAGCCTCCGCCTGAGCCTCCACCCGAGCCCGAACCTGAGCCTGCGCCATGACCGCGTTTCGCTCGTTCAAGGAGCTGATCGACGCCGAAGAGGCTGGACAGGCCACGCTGTTCGGATGGCGGAAAGTCCCGACCCAGACGACGGGTTCGGGCATCTGGTTCGACCTCTCGATGTCGCCGGGCAATCCGGTTCCGAACTTCTATGCGGCGGCGCCGCTGATCGGTAAGGCGCTGGCGCAATCGACGGATGGCGGGCTGTTCCACGGCGCGACGCCGGGCGGGACGTACACGAAGCACCTGCGCCGCATATTGGCGATGACGGTGACGACGACTGCGGTCCCGCTGCCGTGCATCCTGTGTGATTACCTGCTGTATTACCCCTTCGTGGACATGAGCGTGACAGACGCGCAGTCGATGATCGTTGGCGATGCGTTGCCACGGTATCCGACAGGGGCGGGCGTTAAGATCATGGCGGTGGAAGTCGCCTCGCAGATTGGCGGCGTTTCGTTCCGCGTGAACTATACCAATTCGAACGGCGTTGCGGGACGGACAAGCGCGACGGTTACTTGCAACACGCAGACGGTGAACGGGACGATCATTTCGACGGCACCGGCCACGCTTGGATGCGCCGGGCCGTTCATCCCGCTCCAGGCTGGTGACAGTGGCGTGCGATCAATCGAGAGCTGCACATTCCTGACGGGCGACGTGGGGCTGATAACGCTGGTTCTGGTCAAGCCGCTGGCTTCGTTCGCGGTTCACGACATCACGGCGCCGGTTGAGCGCGACATGATCCTCGACGGCGTCCAGTTGGCTGAGATCAAGAGTGACGCTTACCTCAATCTGATCTGCTACCCGAGCGGGACGCTGTCGGGTGCGCAGATCATGGGCACAATCGAAACGGTGTGGAACTAGATGGCTGGCTTTTCCTCGCTCGATAACCTCGTGACGAACGTCTCCAACTCGGGGAAGTTCTTCCGCGCGGATTGGAACAAGAACCACGCGACGGGCGGAACGGTTGTCGCAGGCTCGTGGCAATTCCTGGCGGGCGGCGCAGGCAATCCGGTTGCCAATACGGCGCTGGGTTCTGGCGTCACGCTGGTTCAGAAGCCGCAATACGACATCGGCACGACGCATGGCGGCATCCAGCACGGCGGAAACGTCGGGGCGAGTGCGACGGACTACAAGGTGCTGTTGAACGCCTCCGCCTTCACGGCGGCAGCAACGACCGTGCCGTGTGTGATGATGCTGGTTGACCTTCTGAGCTACGCCACGCTGACCAACGCGACGATCTCGACGGCCGGCACGAAGACGCTGGTGAACACGGAAAACGTGACCTTCTCGTCCTCGTCTGGCCTGCTGATGACCACGGTGGCGGATTACGACACCTATACGCCTGTGAGCTTCACGACGACGGGCGCGCTTCCCACGGGCCTTGTGGCGGGCACGATCTACTGGACGATCCGCGTCTCTGCGACGACATCGCGCCTTGCCACGTCCCTGACGAACGCGGTCGCGACGACGGCAATTGCGTTTACAGATGCAGGCTCTGGCACGAACACGATGACGGTTCGCCTGCCGCGCTATTCGGACGGGGCAGGGGTGCAAGCGTTTCTCGTAGCCTCGACGGCAGGCACGGCGGGCACGGGAACGTTCCAGTTGACCTATACCAACAGCGCAGGAACCGGCTCGCGCACGACGCCATCAACGCCAGCCTTGCCGACGAACAACGCAACTTCGCCGCTGCTTGGCGTTCCCTACAGCGGGACAGGTTCGGGCAAGTTCGGGCCGTTCTTCCCGCTCGCTGGCGGTGATGCGGGGATCAGGACGATCCAGAACATCATCCTTGCGAGCGCAGGCGTTACCGCGGGCGTTTACAACCTTTGCTTTGCCAAGCCGCTGCTGACGCTGCCGATTACCACGCTGGGCGTGGCAGCAGAGCGCGACCTGGTGAACCAGCTTCCGTCCATGCCGCGTGTCTATGACGGGGCCTGCCTCGCGTGGATGATCTACGCGGGCTCGGCCATTCCGAACAACTCCAGCTTTTTCGGACACTTGGATCTGGGATGGGCTTGAGATGCTGTGGGGTAACTACAGCGTCCTGAACAAGACGCCGGGCCGCTGGCTTGGCGGTACATCGACAGCGCACGCGTCTGGCGTAGGTTCGGCGCAGGTCAACACGCGCTCCAACTGGGGCCGCAACGGCGCCCTACGTAACTTCGCACTAGCAGGCGGAACAGAGGCCTACGAACTCGCCTCTATCCCTGCCGGGTATGGCGCACGCGGCTGGATGATGCCGCGCACGGCGGGCGGGATTTCAGCGCACTCGACGGCCAACGGGCTTGCAGCGTTCACGGCGTCCATCGCTGCGGGCCGGAACCTTGCGGCGACCTTCGCGGGCGTTGCAGCTTTCGCCGGCACGGGCCAGCTAGTTGTCTCAGGTGTCGGCTCGTTTGCTGGTGTCGGGGCCTTCGCAGGCAACGTCACGGCGGCGCTGGGTGCGGTTGGATCGTTCGCGGGTGTCGCTGCCTTCTCTGGCGCGGTACTCGCCAAGGGTAACATCGTGGGCGCGTTTGCAGGTGTCGCATCGTTCGAGGCGATCCGGTACGCGACGGGGTCAATGTCTGGCTCATTCGCCCCGCCTGTGACGCTGGAGGCGCAAGGGTTCTCGTCCTACCTGCTGGATCAGGAAGACATCGAAACGGGAATGACGCTTCGGCAGGCGCTGCGTCTGGTGACGGCGGCGACGGCGGGCAAGATCAGCGGCGGCGGCACGGCTACCATCACGATCCGCAATGCGGTGGCTGACGGCGCAAACCGCATCGTGGCAAGCGTGGACACGGACGGCAATCGAACCGCCATAACCTACGACCT